TTGTCTTTATCTGGAGAATTATATATTTTTACTAAAGCATCAATATCTTCTCTTTCCATTAGTCTTCAATTTTAACTGTTCTAATCATCCACATTGGTTTACTTTCAGCAACTAAGCCATCTAACCAATCTTTTGCGGTAGGGATATGATTAAAACAATCTTCCCTTACATGTTGCTCACCAACATATCTTGTATATACTCTTTTACCATCAGAATTTTGGAAATACTTGCCAAATAGTTTCTCACATTCAAATATACCTTCTGAATGATGTCTAAACATTCTATGTTTACTATGTGCTACCCAAGCTTTAGTTTCATCAAACCACTCATGAATGTGTAAATAATCTTCTGGCTTACCTCCCCATTTTTTTACACTAGAACGTGCATGATCGTAAGGATGTGCCATAATTACATATTTAAATCAATTTCACCATTGTGATTATATTCTACTACGTTAAGTATATTAATGTTAGTGTTTATCTTATATTTAAGATCTTTAAGTCTAATAACCATAATACCATAACCACCGTCATTATTCCACCAGTCTTCCATGTCATAACTTACTAATTTTGAGTAAACGTAATCAATTATAATTGCTGGTACTGCACAATCTATTAGATTTTCATTATAATTAGACCATTGATCCAAATCATCATATAATTCATTAGCATCTTTATTATAACAAAATGTATCATCTATGTCACCACTGTCACCACCACCTGAATATGATATTTTAATATATTCTACATGCTGTTCTTTAAGTTCAAGTATTGCTTTAAATAATTCTTGATTATCTATTATTGTTCCCATTTTCTATTTGTTTATAAAATTTTCCTAAAATATTTCCATTTAAGTATTCTTCTTTTTCTAGGACTTCCCTTTGAAATTGATATTTAGTTTCATGATATGTTAATTCTGTTTTTGAGTAACATATTCTAACCATAAATCTTTTAATAGGGATTCCTGCTTTATAAGCATCTTGCAAAGTTTTATTACTACTGTAATAGTTTTGATAGTTAGCTTTAGTAATAAGTTCATATTTTTTAGCACGCTTATCTTCCATAGCGGCTAATACTTTTTTACCAAATCTTTTTTTTCTTACACTGAAGAAATTCTTTTTACCAACATACTTTACAGTTTTACCATCAATGATTGCTTCCATTTCATACACAAATCCAACAGCTCCTTCAGGAATCATTTCATCAGTAAACACTTTTGCTTTATATAACCAGCTCATAAAACGCTTTTTAATAATTTATATACTTTATTTTTAATATTTTTTGCACCATAATCAACAATTGAGTCAGATAAATCTTTAGACATGCCTAAATTTATATTTAAACAATTATACTTATCAACATACTTTTGTGCAGATTTTTGACCAGACTCATCATTATCAAATAAAACTATTATTTTATTATATTTATTTATAAATTTTTCCATAGTTTCTTTTGGTAACAATGTATTTTCACTATCAGGTGCAACAGTCTCTATATTATTTATTCCAAAATTTGTAAAAGAGAGACCATCTTTAAGACTTGAAGATATCAACAAATACTTAGTTTTATAGGTTAATTGATCATACATTTGTATGTAGTTTTTAACTTTTATAAACTTTTTGTCTTTTATTGTAGGCTGATAAATTTTAGTTAGTTCACCTGCATTGTTAAAATAACCATAGATATACAAATGATTTCTTTCAACTGTTATCAATTTACCATCTATATCTTCTTTTGACATTGTAAAGAATTTAAGAGGTGCTACGTTATATTTTTCTAATAATCTAGAACCTATACCATACTTTATCCAATACTTTTTATCTTCTACGTTCCAATGTCTCATTTCATAATCAGATACTTTGTATCTATCATGATATATTATATTTCTTTCTTCTATTGGTGGTGAATCTTGATAATCATTTTGTATTTTCTTTAATGCTTCATTAAATGTTATATTATACAATCTCATTACCAGCTCTATACCATTACCTTGATAACCTGAACTAAAATCTTTAAACTTATACTCATCTATGTTAGTATCAAAATATATACACATAGATGGCACAGTATCTTTACTATTAAATACGGATCTGATTTTTACATCTTGACCTGTAAGTATTTCAGAAAGATTTAGATAATATTCAAATATCCAAGTTTCAGGTATATTACCACTTATTTTTATATTTTTTGTTGAAATCATACTCTTTAAATAAAAAAGTGAGGGCAATACACCCTCACTTTATATTATTGAGAGTGACTAATCTAAATCAAAGTCAGATCCTGCCTCAGTTACTAAATCTTCATCTGTATCAAATTCATCAACTGGTTGTATTTGCATTTTCTTTAAATGCTCAGATTCAACATACTGCATTGTTCTTCCTGAATCAGCTTTTGAAAACGATAAAGAACCTTTAACAGGTTTTGGTATCCACATATCATAAGCCATGTAACCAGACTTATTTTGATATTCTTTACCTGCAACACAGATATCTAACCATTTATCTTTAAAAGGTCCATCTTCATCAAATGCAGCTACAAATTCTTCAATGGTATCATGTTTATTATCTTGTGCTTCAAACCAATTTTCACATTCTAAAGCTTTACATAAGTTTCTTAGAAATAATAAGATACTTTGATCTCTATAAACTTTTATGCCACTTTTAGTTTCACCATCAGCAAATGCATACTGATTAGCTTTTACTCTACCAATTTGACCTTCATAGTTACCTTTAGATGGATCATCTTTATCAATCAGAAAACCTTCAAATCCTTCAATAGGTTCTGTCTCACAATTTAACATCATGTGATATGCACCTTCAATAAATTTAAAACTTTCTAATTTAACTGAATTAATTTTTACTTTTTTGTTTCCTGGACCAAATGTTTTAGATAGTCCACTTCCACCTTCTGGTAGGCTACTTGTACTTAAACCCATAGTTTTTGTTTTTATTTATTATTTAATCAATGAATACTTTATCCCAGTAAGTAATATACTCACCTTTCTCGTTTATTTCAGATATTACTATATCTTCATTTTTAAGATGATTAGGTCTTGCACCACAAGAAATATCATCATTAGTTTTAAAACTAAGAATGTTTTGTTCTTTCTTACGGTATAAATAACCTATTGCATCAGAATTAGAAGTAGTAATTCTTTTTAGTTTACCCGTTAAATCTAAGTCTTTAGAAGAAAAGTTTACACCATCTTTCTCTAACATAGTATCTTTAACATGTCCTAAGAAAATTACTCTTGGAGCCCATGTTTGGATATAATCAGTTACTTTAACAAATGCTTGTCTTAACCAATAATAACCAGAACCCTCTGGTAAACCTAATATGGTACCATATTTACTTTTACCACCACCCTCTTCAAACCATCTTTTACCCATAGGTGACTTAGAATAAAGCTTTTCTGCATAAGGAATGCACATATCTTCTAGAGCTGTTATAGTATCTACAGCAATATACTTATATGGATTACCTTTTTCTTTAATTGCTTTACCTATTTCAATAATAGTTTTGTAATCAGGTGCGCTAATTTTCATAGCTTCTACATAATCAGAACCATTTTCTAAATCTAATAGTAAACAATCATCTAATTTAGAAATTAAATTTGTTTTACCAATCTTAGGTTTAGAAAATATAATTAAATTCTTGGGACTTTGATGTGTAGGTTTTACAACCTTGCTTGGCAATTCAATTTCCATACTTAATCTTTAATTAATTTATTTAACCATTCTTTATCACTAACAGGCTTTTTTAGCATTATTGCTGCAAAGTCTTTTAATGTCATATCTGTGATTTTACAATCTTTATCTCCTAATAAGTTAAAATCAGGGAAGCCAGAATCACTTTCTTCTTCTTCATCATCAACATCTGATGGATTATTAATAATTATTGGTGTAAGTTCCTTTATAGGAACTAAATACCTAAAATTAACCCCATCAGTTTTCTCATACTCTTCTTCAAAATATGGATTGTATGTGTATTTATAAAGAGTTCTAGAAGGATCTTCTGAACTTAAATCATAACTGGTAAATTCCGTGTATATGTCTTTACCTTGTATAAGCTCACTAGGAAAGAAGCCTATATATTTTTCATCTTTACCACTTGGTATGTATGCAGACTTAGGAATGAATAAAGGATTTTGTTCTTTTAGTATTTCAAACTTCCAAATGTGTTCTTCATACAATTCTTTGGTTTTTTCCCTTCTTTCTGCTGCATTAAGTTTTGTTGTTATACTCATAACTTTTAATTTATACTTATTCTTTTACTTTGCATTGCTGGTGTTGCTATCTCAACTATTTTCATATTTTCAAATTCACCTTTAAAGAAACTAAGTCTAGTATCACCATTTCTACATTTAAGAAAATGCAATACTATTACTCTGTCATTATCAATTATATATCTGTCAGGACCATAAAATCTTATCTTTTGTTTTGCTGGTCTATTTATACCTACTACAGTATCTGCATGTTGTAATAATGCATCTGCACCAAATATATCAGATTCTAATATGTAATTACCATACTTACCATCTTCACTTCTTTCAGGATTATCTATATTACGATTAAGCTGTGACAATACAATAAAGGCAACAGGAAATATCTTTTTTAACATAGTCATTGCTTCACCTAAATTATTAAGCATCTCATTCTTATTGCTTTCATATGGTGCTTTCTTAAATAAAACTGAATGATCTATTGTTATTAATGTTTTAATATATTTCTTTCTGTCTTCTTCATCTGTTTCAGCATGTTTTTCAAAATAATCAATTATTATATTTTTAAACTCTTCAACTGTACATGGTGTGTCAACAATATTTATGGGTTGCGTGATTTTATTCTTTGCATATTTATAACATCTTTGCAAATCTTCATCAGTTAATTTACCATCCGCACTACATAAATATTTATATGACCTACCAATAACACTTGAAAATTCCCTAATGGCTTGAGTTCTTGCAAGCATCTCAAATTGAAATTGTAAAACTCTAAATTTTTCATCTGGATTAAGAACAAATGATTCTCTTACAATTTGTTCTGCAATTAAAGTTTTACCACTTGCAGGTCTACCACCAATAACTGTAATAGTATTCCATTCAATACCATCAGTTGTTGCGTCATTAAATTTACTCCAAGGAGTTTTAATGCTTTTAATTAAACCTTTTCTTCTACCATCAAGATATATCAATGATTCTTTATAACCATCTCTTATATCTTTCCACTTATTCTTTTTTGACATTCTTATTATTTTTAGGGAATAATTGTTTCTTTCTTACAGCATGTATAAAAGAAAACAGTGCTATGATAATTTCAATATATAAATATTTAATTATATCCATGTCAATAATAAGACTAGTGACTATAAAAAAGCTTAAGAAGAACGATACAATAGATAGAATTACTAATTCTATTCTTTTTGCTATCATACTACTCTATCACTAAAATGATTGTTACTGTTATTATAGTCTCCTTTTAAATATACTTCACAATAGTTAGCTAAATCACTTTCAAATGATTTATCAGGATTTTGTTTCCTTATAAAATATTGTGATGTTCTCATGTATTTCCAATTATTTCTTTCGTATTCATCAAGGTAAACTTTAGTAGCTTTTACTACAGTTTCCCAATCATAATCATATGTTTTAAAGAACCATCTAAAAGCAGACTCTAGATTCTTTGGGTTTGTTCTGGCATATTTACCACTTGGTAACTTACCTTCAGGAAATAAATTAACATAAACTTTTATATTATCTATGTATTTATTACCCATTAAATCAGAACTTGTTTCAGCTTTACTTTTCCTAAAATACCCATCTAAACTATCAAGTAAAACATTTGCTTTAGTTGTCAATAACTTTTCTTCTGTCAACCAATTACTGTTGATTAATCTTTCACTTTCTAGTGAATTGTTGATAAATTTATTGGGAACTATTTTATGTTTTGTACAATGTAAGACGTAAAGTTGATTAGGTGTTAACTGATTTTTAATTAATTCATTAAATATATCTTTCATATCACCATTCTATTTCAAAGTTAAAGTTTTTTTTCAATATATCCTTAATTTCTACAAAAACATTTTGAGAATCCCATGTTCCATTATTGTAATAAGCAATAGCTGGATGAGTAATCTTAAATTTATAATTGTTATCACTAACAGCATTAGACCATTCTTGTGCTTTCTTACCCATATAAACATATATGAGTCCGTTATTATTCCAATTTAATGTATCAAATAGATAAGCTAGAAAAGGTTCCCAAAGTACATAATGTTGTCCTATTTTACCTACTGTAGTAGTAAGTGCAGTATTTAACATTAAGATTCCTTGTTCACACCACCTAGCAAGATCAGGATCAGTACTATAGTTATTATCATCATAAACTGTGTGATTTACTTCTTGTAATAAATATTCTAAACTTGGTTGTTTTTCTCTGGTTATACCACAACTAAATGCAATACCATCTGCTACACCAATTTGTGGATAAGGATCTTGTCCAATCATTACAACTTTTAAATCTTTGTAGGGACATAACTCAAAGGCTTGAAATATATTTTTTAAAACTGGGGTAAACTTATTACCATTCATACTTTGTGAGTACAAAGTTTTAATAATATCTTCAAACTCTTTTGAAAATATAAATCCTCTCAAAGGGTGATCCCATCCAGATTTTTTTAGTTTATTATAAAATTTTTCTTTAATTTCGTCAATACTAACTGTTTTCATAAATATTAAATATGTCTGTTAAATTAAAAGAATTAAAAAAAGACGCTGTAGTTGATGTCAAAGTAGACAAAAACTTTTATTTTTTAATTAAAAAAACTTTATTTGATCTCATAAAAGATATGAGCACTGATGATCAGAAAAAGTTAACTGAAAAAATTAAAGCTCAAAATTTTGATGATTTAACATCTATACAAGAAGCTTCATATTTATTTTCTGTTATAATTGCAAGTGTAGAACAAACAGCTATTAAAGAAAATCTTTATGAAGAAATAGATGTAGATGACATTAAGATAGATTAACCCCTATATCATTTCCTATTTCTATACAACTTTGTATTGCAGATGCTAGTTCTGATTTATCACATTCAGAAAAAGACTTGTACTCCTTCTTTCCATTAACTTCTATATAAAGACCAGAATTGTCTTTTATTAATTTTTTCATATCAGAAAAAGTATAACCAAGCTCATTAGCTAAAGTTCTAATTACTACATGTACTTTAGCTAATTGAGCTAATGATTTATCTTCTCCTTTAGTAGAAAAGAAACCTTCAATAGTTTCTCCTTCTTTTATATTCTCAAGAAAATTTTTGTATTCTATTTTATCTTTATTTAAGATAAGTTTTAGTTTACCACCTTCTTTTTTAAACGACAATTTTATCCAATAATCCATCTAAAACTTTTTTGTTTATAAAATCTTGAAAAGGTTTAAAGACAAAACTTTTATAGTTTAAATTTATATCATCAATATTATTATTTTTTGATTTTTCTATTCTTTTAAACTCTTTTAGTTTAACCTTGTGTATTTCTTCAGCTACTATTACATTATCTTTATCAGAACTATGTAATAATTTAAACAT